AACAAAAGCCTCTTAAAATGGAAATTCCCCGCAAATAACTTGTAAAGGGTAAACACGTTTTAAGGAGGGACGGGATAAGAAAAGACATAGAGAGCCGGAAAGGAACCAAAGGGAGAAAGGGAAAAGGAACCGAGGAACCGAAACGGTGTTTAAGACATTAGGCGCAAAGGTCGATTTTTTACCCCGTTTGAACATTAAAAGAGGTTGAACGATGGGAAAATTGAAAACGGGTAATAGGAGCCGGAAACCCGCCGGATATAATAAGCGTACCGAGGAACAACGGGATTATGACGTTGCGTTTTGTTCTAATCTGTTTTTACGTGGTTATTCATACCGGGAAATAGTGGCGGCGTTGAATGCTGATTTAGCGAAACGGGAAACGGGTTATACTATTTCGTTGGCAATGGTTTATTACGACTTGCAACAATGCCTTATCGAATGGAAGCGGGAACGGTTGGATAACATAGACGAATATGTTACACAAGAATTGCGTAAATTGGATATAATGGAGGTGCAAGCATGGGAGGCGTGGGAGGCGTCGAAAACCGGAAAGATGCGCACCAAAGAGAAAACCAACAAAGGGCGACCAATCAAAACCGATGCCGAGGACGGCGACCCGGAATATTACGGGTACAATGAAACCGCAACCGAAACGTCCGCCGGGAACCCCCGGTTTTTAGATTTGCTTTTGAATATCCAACAACGCCGGGCAAAGATGTTAGGGTTTGACGCCCCGGTTAAAATTGAGATACCCGGATATAACGCCACGACCGACGACGACAAACCAAAGTACGACGTTAAAGCAATCCCGGACGATTTATTGTTTGCATTGGCGGACAAATTACAATCCGCCGAATACCAAAAGGCATTAGCCGAGAAAGGAGGGGCGCAATAATGGCAAAGAGAGTAACCGTACCCCGTCCGGGAACCAAGCAACCGGAATGGCAAACCGAGATTTGCGACACGTGCCGTTTTTCGGAATGGATAACGGACGAGCATAGACACCGGGATTTAAACGGGAACCCGATTTGTTTACGTTGCCCGCATTATGAATTTTACATTGTCCGAGGTCGTCGGGCGTGTTCTAAATGGGAGAAAGGAGCAAAGCAATGAACAACGAACAATTATTGCAGATGTACGACGCAATCCGGCAACAACCGGATTTGCTTGTTAAAGCCGCCGCCCGTAAACGCCTTATCAACTTTGCCCGGTATATGCAACCGGATTTAGTATTAGAGCCGTTCCACGTCGTTTATTATACGTTGTTGGATATGTTCGCACACGGCAAAATACGAAAGATGATTGTACAACAACCGCCCCAACATGGCAAATCGGAGGGGTCGAGCCGTAAATTACCCGCATTTATGTTGGGGTTAGACCCCGACCGCAAAATATGTATCGGTTCGTATGCGGCGACAATCGCACGGGATTTTAACCGGGACGTTCAACGAATAATCGACACGCCCCGGTATCGTGAATTATTCCCCGGCACGTACTTAAATGGGTCAAACGTCGTAACAATGGCTAATACCTATTTGCGCAATTCCGATGTTATCGAAATGGTAGGGCGTAAGGGGTCGTTGCGTGTCGTCGGTCGTGGCGGTTCGCTGACGTCTAAAACCGTGGACGTTTCGATATTGGACGACGTGTATAAGGATTACGCCGAGGGTAACAGCCCGATAGTACGGGCGGCGGCGTGGAAATGGTACACGACCGTTGTACGCACCCGTTTACACAACGATAGTCAAGAATTGATTGCATTTACCCGTTGGCACGACGACGATTTGATAGGGCGCATTGAAAAGAGCGGCGAAACGATTATTGATGTTAAGTGTTGGGCGGATTTAGAGAACGTAACGCCGGGGGCGTGGGTGCGCATAAATTTTGAGGGATTGAAAACCGGGGAACCGACCGAGATAGACCCACGGGAACCGGGGGCGGCATTATGGGAAAGCCGACACAGTAAGCAAAAGTTGGAAGCGCAAAAAGCATTAGACCCGGTACAATTTCAATGCCTCTATCAAGGCAACCCCGGTTCCGCCGAGGGTCGATTATATCAACCTTTCAATACATGGGTTGAAAAATCCGATTACGGCACGTACATACGTTCCGGCGCATACATAGATGTTGCCGATGAGGGGGACGACCTTTTGTTTGCCGCCACGTATGACGTTTATAAATCGGACAACATGATTTTCAACGAGAAAACAAAGCGTATGGAACCGTTGTTATTTGCTTTAATTACGGATATGGAAATGACGGACGAAAATACGGACGTTACAACCGTAACCGTTCCGGCAATGATTAACAGGAACGGCACGCAAAAAGTATGGGTTGAGAGTAACAACGGCGGTGCGGGTTACGAAAAGGTTATTAAAAAGAAAATGCGGGCAATGACAGACCCATTTTATCAAGGCGGCAATAAGGAAAGCCGGATAATTACGGCGTCCGCAATGGTAAATCAAAGTATTATTATGCCGTTCGGTTGGGAAACCCGGTACAAAGCGATTTACGACCATGTTACCACCTTTTTGCGCAATTTCGATGCGAACACGCACGACGACCCGGAGGACGGATTAACCGGGATTTACGAAAAAGAGATTGCCGACGGTAATATACAACCATACGCACACGCAAACCGGGGCGTTAAACGTCGTAACTAACAATTTAATTGAGATATGCAAGTTTATAACGGAAAAAGTTTATAACTTTGCAACGTAGAAGTAATACAGAGGGCAAAGGGACAGCCCAACGAGGTAACAAATGTAATTTTTAACGTTAAAATTTAAAGAGTATGATTACTTGTAAGTGTCCGGCGGCGGCTTCATTGCCCGATATTCCCGCCGTAAAATGCGCCGAAAGTTTCGGGCAAATCCAAAAGGTAGCGTTTCAACGTCTAACCAAAGACGATGGAAGCAAAAACAGTTTTACCACGGAAAAGGCAATTACTTTGCTTGCATCATGGACGCCGTTATTGTCGGCGGCTAATAGCACAAAAATTGTTGTTTCCCCGTATATCCAAGCCCCGACCAACGAAGCCGGAGCCGCCCGAACCTTTGGCGGCGGTAACGAAACATTGGGAGGCGTTGAGGAAATTATAGGGCGTGAACCGAACCCGTTCACGGGCGTAATGCGTAAAATCCCCCAATCAGTAATTAAGGCAATGAAAGAATTGCAATGCGAAAGTTGGGCGGACAATTTGGGCGTCTATCTGTTTGATGAAAACGGAAGTATTGAAGCTATTCAAGACGAAACGACCCCGACAACGTATTATCCTATTCCAATTCGTTCTTTGTTCATTGGCGACAAAACGCATGGCGGATTGGAAGCCCCGGACAGCAACGCAATACAATGGGCGTTTTTACCGAACTATTCGGACGACCTCACAATTGTAACCCCGGATTTCAACCCGCTAACCGATTTGAAACCCGCAAACGGTTGACGATATGGCGGCAAAGGTTACAAAGGTTAAATTAGTTTGTCCGCCGCATGGTTTAACCGATGAATTTGAGATTAAGCACGCCGAAAGGTTGTTGCGGATGCCAAACAACGGCGGTTGGCAGTTACCCAAAGACAGCGATTTTAAATTTACCAACGACAATGGGATTGAGTATAAACGAAATAAAAAAACGGATAACGGAGCCGAAAAAGCGTAAGACGATAAACAAAGCCATTTATCATCAACAACGCATTAATTTTCACGCCCGCACTCGTATTACGTCGTTTGACATTTGCCAACCAGTTACGGACTTTATGGCATTTGTTTCTAACCTATTGCCGCATGACAAATTTAAGATGTTCAAAACATTGTTCCGTTACCCCGTTAAGACAAACGAGGTAACGGGCGTTTGTTTTGATAAGTTGAGCCGGATTTTTGACGGTCGTAACCCGGCGTTCAATTATCAGTTCCAAAACCCGGAACAAAGGGACGATTGGGAATATTACCGCCAAGACGTATTACACGAACCGGAAATTTGGAGTACAAAAGGATGGGAGTTTTTCCAAACCGAAATAAATAGCGTTCTAATTGTCGATATGCCGAGCGAACAAAACCCCGCCGACAAATACCCGCAACCGTATTTCTATTGGTTGCCTATTGCATCCGTGATTGATTACAGAGCCAACCCGACGACGGGGGTAATGGATTATATCATATTTAGGCAGGACGGCGAACGTATCGCAGTAATTGACGACGAACGTTATAGAGTTTTCAGAGAGGACAAAAACCACAATATCGGCGAATTGCTGATTGATAACCCGCACGACGTCGGTTATTGTCCCGCCCGTTTCTTTTGGAATGAACCGTTGAGTTTATCGGAACCCGACGTTAAGCAATCCCCGCTAACCAAACAATTGGAGGCGTTGGATTGGTTTTTGTTTTACCATATCAGTAAGCGACATTTAGATTTGTACGGTGCATATCCGATATATTCCGGTTACGAACAATCATGCGATTTCAGTAACGGCGAAAATGGCGATTATTGCGACGGTGGGTTTTTAAAAGACAAACAAGGGTTTTACAGATTGGACGCCGCCGGGCTTTTGATGCGTTGCCCCAAATGCGGGGATAGTCGTATTAACGGCGTCGGTTCGTTCGTTGAAATACCAATACCGGACGGGGATAAACAACCCGATTTGCGTAACCCGGTGCAAATGCTAACCGTTGACCGTGGGAGTTTGGATTATAACGTTGAGGAAGAAAACCGCCTAAAGAATGACATTATTACGTCGGTTGTTGGAACCAACGAGGAAATAACCACACGGGACGCATTGAACGAGCAACAAATACAGGCGAATTTTGAGAGCCAAAGCACGGTATTAAACCGAGTAAAGAAAGGATTTGAGGCGGCGCAACAATTCGTCGATGAAACCGTTTGCCGTTTGAGGTATGGCGGTTTGTTCGTTTCTGCAAAAGTCAATTACGGCACGGAGTTCTATTTATCCAACGCAACGGAGTTACGGGAACGTTACAAAGTGGCAAAGGAAAGCGGCGCAAGCGAGGCGGAATTAGACGCCCTACAAAACCAAATTATCGAAACGGAATACCGGAACAATCCAACCCAATTGCAACGTATGTTGACGTTGGCGGAATTGGAACCGTACCGACATTTAACCCGTAACGAGGTATTGGATTTGTACGGTAAAAACATTATCAGCGAAAACGATATGCGTATAAAGTTGAATTTTGCTAACTTTGTGCGCAGATTTGAACGTGAATATTTGAATGTGTTAGAGTTCGGGTATAATATGCCGTTCAACTCTAAGATAAATTTTATAACAAATAAATTTAATGATTACGCAAATGAACACAATGTTAAGTAGTGAGGTTTGGCAGGATATACAAGGTTATTCCGGCATATACCAAGTTAGTACATTAGGGCGTATTCGTAGTTTGAAAAAAGGGAAAATCAAATTACTAAAGCCTTATATCAACAATATGGGTTATGCTGTTTTATCTTTATATGCTAACCATAAACAAAAAACATATCATGTTCATAAATTAGTTGCTGATACATTTTTAGTTAGAATTGACGGCAAAAATTATATAGACCATATCAACGGCATTAAAACGGATAATAGAATTGATAATTTACGTTGGTGTACTCAAAGAGAGAACATTAATTTTGAATTATCAATCGCTAACCGAAAACATGCAATGCGTAAAGCATGTGGAGTTTCTGTTAATCAATATGATTTAAGCGGTAATTATATTGCTACTTATGCGACATTAACAGATGCTCAAACGATTACAGGAGTTGCGTATCAAAATATACGTGCGTGTTGTATTGGTAGATATAAAGCAGCCGGAAAGTATATTTGGAAGTTTAACAAATAAATTAAAGCTATGCGAGTGAAAGTAAGCGAGGGCAAAACTAAAGACGTTGCGATTATCGACGTTACGCCCGAAAACTACATTGTCCCGGACAATGAGAAACATTTGTATCATTGCGTTATCGAAATTAAGAAATTCGACAGCGAAACGGGCAAACGGTTATCAATTCCCCGTATTCAGAAGTTCGGCAAAAAGGGTTATGAAAATAGCATTGCCGACAATCTGAAAAAGCAGGGTTACACGATTACCGTATTGCACGACCCCAACGAGTACATGAAAGCGAAAGCCGAGGCGGACGAAAAGGCAAAGGCAGAAAAAGCCAAAGCCGCCGAGGAAAAAGCCAAAGCCGATGCCAAAGCGAAAGCCGAGGCGGACGCCAAAGCCCGTGCCGAGGAAAAGGCAGCGTTGAAAGCCGAGATTTTGGCAGAATTGAAAGCGGCGGGAGTTATCCCGGCGGAACCCGCCAAAGAAACCAAAGCCGATGCAAAGGCAAAGGCAGAAGCCGAGGACAAACCCGGAGCGAAAAAGTAACAGAGTATTAAACCATTAAAAATACGATTATGGCACAGATTGCACAGCAGGACAATTTGGTTATTGAAGTAACAACAACCGCCGCCGCATTGGATGGCGCCACAAAGAAAAAGTTGATTGAATGTATTGAGGGCGGAACAATTACCGACGTCATTTTGGTAACAAAAGAGGTTGAAAAGAAAATCAGCCATGCACGTGTTGTTAGTTGGTTGGTTGACACAACCGGGGATTCGCCAAAATACACAATTGATATTATTAACGCAAACAGCGGAGAAGTAGAAGCAATCGCACTTAATTAATTCAAAGGGAAAGAATTATGTTAACGAGAGAAATTTTAATTGCAAATGCGGCTTTGTCCGGTTTGACGGACGAACAAATTGCGGCAATTACAACATTGTCCGCCAACGACGAAAATAGCGTTATCGCCCAAAAGACGGGCGAAATTTACGGCGGATTGGATGCCGATATTTTGGCGGCGTCCGGTATCGCAAAGAACGGAACCGAAAAAACGTTTGATTACGCCAAACGAGTATTAACCGAGTTCAAAACCAAAGTTGAGGGCGCAAACGGTCTGCAATCACAGATTGACAGCCTAACCAAAGAAAAGGCACGTTTGGAAAAAGCCATTGCCGACGGTGCGACGGATGCGGAAACCGCAAAGGCATTGAAGCAAGCAAAGGCAGATTTGCAAAGCGTTACGACCCAATACAACGACCTTAAAAGCAAATACGATGAAGCCGAACAAACCCACACAAAGGAAGTGTTTGGCATTCGTGTTGAAACGGCATTGCAGACAGCAACCGCCGGGTTGAAGTTTAAGGCAGGATTGCCGGAAAGCGCAACAAAGGTTTTGTTGGGTCAAGCAATCGAAAAAATTAAGGGTATGAACCCGGAGTTTATCGACGACGGCAAAGGCGGCAAAATGTTAGCGTTTAAGGACGAAAACGGCGCAATCATGCGCAACCCGAACAATCAGTTGAACCCGTACACCCCCGGCGACCTTTTGACCCGTGAATTGGAAACAATGGGTATTTTGGATAAGGGACGCCAAGCGGCGGGCGGCGGAACGGGCGCACCAACCGGAGCCGGGGCGGGCGGTAATGTTACCGTTGACATATCCGGCGCAAAAACAAGGGTTGAGGCATACGACGCAATCGCAAACACTTTGCAACAACAAGGTTTGCAGATTGGAACGGCTGAATTTGACGCCGGAATGAAACAAGCATGGCAGGACAACAATATTGCTGCATTGCCGGAAAAGTAAAAGACAACACGGGTAAAGGGTAAACCCGCATTTATAAACAATTTAATTTTTTAAACAATGAGTTTAATTGCAACAAGAGTACAGAATTGGCGGATAGAGAACCCGGAGTTAGACCGTAATATGTTCCGCCCGTGTGAGTACGGCGCATTGGATTTCTTTATTGAGCAAACCAACGCCCCCAACTCAATCATTAGCCCTAATTTGAGAGATAGGGCGTTAGTAAGTATCGGCAACACGGTACAAGTTCCGGTTATCAATTATGACGAAAACGTACAAGTTAGCAACGTGCGTTCATGCGTTATTGCTGATAATGAAAATACGTCCGCATTGGTAACGCTTGTTTGGGCTACTTATGCAATCGGGTTTACAATGGTTCCGGCGGCATACTCAAACAATGAGATTTCGTACCAACACGATTTTATGCGTAAAATGGAGAAAACAACCCGTGCGTTGGCGGATGCTTTGGATAAAGGAGCCGTTGCCGCATTGGAAGCGAACAAAACGCAGGTTTTCAAAACTTTGCTCAACTACACGCAGACCGGAAACGTGGTACAAGTTCCAACCCAAATGGCAACCGAGATTTTGGGCGACATTAACCCAATAATGCGGGCGAATTGTTACCCGGAATATATCCACCTTATCGCAAATGCGGGGGTTGATAGCCTAATACGCAAGTTGGCGCAACATGGCGTTTACAACGACGTTAATAAGCGCATGGAATACGATAATAAAGTATTGCATTATACCAACAACGTAACCGACGAAGCGGGCAAAATGGGAACAATGTTTGCTGTTGCTGATGGAAACGTTGGTATTTTAACCCGTGTTGACCGTGAAGCGTACCGCCGTACCCGTGCGAATTTCCACGAATGGGACATTGTACGATTGCCGTACATTGATTTGCCCGTTGGTTCGCATTATTATACCGCCGTGGGCGACCAATCGGCGATTATGGGCGACGCAACCGCCGATTTGACGTGTGCGGTTAAGGAGTATTTCGGATTTAGCGTTGATGTTGCCTACATGGTAGCATATAACAGCAAACCGGACACCGTGGCAAATCCGATTATCAAAGCCGAGATTGCAGCACGCAACCCGAACGAACCGTTAGGAATGCCCGTATATGTAACCAACGCCGGGGAATTTCCCGCCGGGGGTGCAGGCGCATAAGCCGGAAAACGGAACAATTATTTAACCGAGGGGACGGGGTGGTTATCCCCGCCCCCTTTTTTTAATTAATGATATGGAAAGTTGGAAAGTAATATACGATTTCCCAAATTATGAAATAAGTAATTACGGAAACGTGCGTAATAATACAAAGATAGTTAAAGCCGTTCCCAATAAGCACGGGTATAATGTTGTAGTATTGTGGAATGGTATTCGTAAATCTGTTAATATTCATAGATTAGTTGCGGCGGCTTTCATTCCGAACCCGGACAACAAACCATGTGTTGACCATATCGACGGTGACAAATCGAATAATAGGGCGGACAATTTGCGTTGGGTTACAACCAAAGAAAATTGTAATAATCCAATAACAAAATCACGCCTAAATAAAAAGATTGGCGAATATATGGTTGGGAGATTAGGCGGATTGCACCAACGAGCAAAACAAATTGCGATGTATTCCATTTGCGGCGATTTGATAAAAACATTCTTATCAGTAAAAGACGCACAACGGGAAACGGGTTTAAATGATAGTAATATTGTTAAATGCTGTAAGGGTATAAAAAAGACTTGCGGCGGTTATATTTGGGCTTATGTATAGGATTAAGGAAATACAAGATAAGTTATTGCACGTCGTCGGTTGGGAACAATCATATAATCCCGCCGAGGCAATCGCCGAGCAATTAACAGAAACCGAAAGCGGGTTATATTTTCAAGGGGCGCACCCGCTTGTAACGTTGGATAATATGGCGGCAATCGTCCCGGATAATTGGGGTTATCAATACCCGGTTTGGAATGATACAAAGGAATGGAAAGCCGGAACCGTGGTACAATACGCCAACGATGCGGCGGGCAAACCCTTGTATTGGGTCGCTTTGCTTGATAACGTCGCCGAGGTTCCCGCCGAGGGTTCGACCTTTTGGGAGAAATACAACATATTGTCCGACTATTTGGAACGTTTGACCCGCAACGGAATTTCCACGGCGGTACAAACGTTTACCCAAATAAAAGGGTTGGATAAGGAAACAAAGAACCTATTAGAACGGCGCACGTTCTTTGATGGTGCGGGACGTATTAGAGCGACCCAACCGAACGCACATAAATTGGTTGGCTTTGAAATAATTCCCGTCCGGGCAATGGGAGTAACGGCGCAAATACACCGGGTTGGCTTGCAAATGACGGGCGGAACCGGGGTTGTGAAATTGTACCTTTTCCATAGTTCACAGATTGACCCGATAAAAACGTTTGATTTGAATTTTACGCTAACAAATGGCGGCTTTCAATGGTTTACGTTGGAAGATTGTTTTTTGCCGTATATCAGCGACGCAAACAACGCCGGGGGTGCATGGTTCCTTTGCTACAATCAAGACGATTTGCCCGCCGGGATGCAAGCAATTAACGTATCGAAAGATTGGAGCCGGGAACCGTGCGGAACGTGTACCGGGTACGGCAATATTGAGGCATGGCGACAATTGACAAAGTATTTGCAGATTTCCCCGTTTATGTACAACGCCCCGGAAACATTCGCCGAATACCCGGAGTTGTGGGATATAGCATACACGATGTACACTAATACGCTCAATTATGGGTTGAATTGTGAAATAACGGTTGGTTGCGACCTAACCGATTTTATCGTTGAACAACGGGCGATATTCCAAACGGTAATACAACGCCAAGTTGCGGCAATCGCTTTGCGCACGTTGGCAATGAACCCCAACGTAAGGGTAAACCGGAACCAATCCAACGCCTCCAAAATGGAAATTTTGTACGAATTGGACGGGAACGTTGAGGGACGCCCCGGCGGTTTGGGTTATGACCTTAAAAAAGCGTTTGAGGCTTTGCGGTTAGATACGCAAGGGATTGACCGTATTTGTTTGAGTTGCAACAACCGGGGCGTTAAGTACCGGACAACGTAATTGCATTATGGCGGGGTTACAATCAATAATTGATTTACGCAACCGGGTTAATACGTTTAACGATGGGTTGACGTCCGGGTTGATTATACGGGACATAATCGACGACGGAATGACAACGGCGTTTATCATTGATGCCAACGCCGAGGAACAATTATTTGAACAAGGTATTAACCGATTGGGCGTTGACATTATGGATTATCGACCTTATACCCCGCTAACAATAGCCATAAAGGAGGAAAAGGGACAACCGACGAACCGGGTAACGTTACGGGATGAGGGCGATTTTGAAAGTAGTTTTTATTTGGAAGTCGGCGACAAACAATTTGAAATTAAGGCGTCGGATTTTAAAACGGAAGATTTGATAAAAAAGTACGGGCGGCAAATATTGGGATTGACGAACGAAAACATTGCTAAACTGATTTGGCAGTACGTTTACCCGGATTTGCTAACCAAAGCAAAAAAAACGATATACGGAAATGGATAAGTTGATATTGAACGCAAAGCCCTTATTAGGGTTTGATAAAGATTATAGGGTTACGGAAAACGGGGATATTATTTCAATGGATTACAGGCGTACCGGAGTGCCAAAGAAATTAGCCCCGCAACGTAACATATACGGTTATGCGATTATTAAACTTATGAAAGGCGGTAAAAGTATAACGTATAGAGTACATAGATTGGTTGCAATGGCATTTGTTCCCAACCCGGACAATTTACCACATATCAACCATAAGGACGAAAACAAGTTAAACAACAACCCAAATAATTTGGAGTGGTGCGATAATAGTTATAACAACAATTACGGCACACGTAATAAACGAATTGCAAAAGCCGTTACCAAAGTTTGGGAATTAAGAAAACAAGCGGTTTAATATGGAACGAATACCGATTATAAAGAACCCGGAGTTATTCGACCGGGTTATTGCAAATATTCAAAAGGGATTGGCGGACGGGTTGCCGTGGCTTAATTATTCCTTTGGACGTTCTGAACGGTTGGTTAAGTCCATACAAGGGAAACGATATTACACGCCCAATATTTACGTTGGCGGCAACGAATATATGTTGATTGCCCCGGATAGTAATATAGGGAATTTTTCGTTTTTTGTGTTGGACGACCCGCAACAAATTGATTGGTTCCCCGGCGAACAAAACAAATATACAACGCCGTTTTCGGTTATCTTTTGGTTCGATATGCGGACGATAACCAACGACCCCAATAACCGGAATACGGAGGCGGTCAAACAACAAATCATGCGGGTATTGAACGGCGGTATTTGGTTACGTTCCGGTTCCATGAAAATAAACAGAGTGTACACAAAGGCGGAAAACATATTTGCCGGGTTCACTTTGGACGAAATAGACAATCAATTTTTAATGCACCCGTTCGCCGGGTTCCGGTTTGCCGGAGAATTGGGAATTGATGAAACGTGTTTAACTGATTAACAACAAGTATATGAAAGCATTTTTATTTTATACGGTCGTGGTTGCTTTGGTCGCTGCATTCGGGTTGACCTTGTTACGCAAATGGGGCGTTATCGAATGGGTGCAAATCCACGGTAACGAGTTTTTCGCAAAGATGTTTAATTGTGATTTCTGTTTGTCCTTTTGGGCGGGGGTTGCTTTGGCAATCCTTTTGGCGTTTATAACCGGGAACCCCGCATTGTTGTTGGTTCCCTTTTGTTCAACCATGATAACACGTTATTTGCTATGAAAACGGTTAAGATAGGAGAATACACGGTTGAGATATACGACGCAATCGACGAATTGCCGATGTTGCGTTTTCATAAGTACAATAAAATGTTGTTGGTTGACGCCGGGATTGGTTCGGATTTACAGGATTTCGACACGCATATTGAAAAGGCAATGAGATACGCCCGGAGCAAAACCCCGGAATTGGCGGCAATCGAATTGGATAATATGCGGCAAAACGTGTATTTCATTCAATCCGGGTTAAGCCCGAAATATTTAGCGTTTGCCGTGTTGGTTAAATCAATCGACGGAACCCCGTACAACGATTTATCCGACGACGGGTTGCAAAAGGTCGTCGATATGTTCGGCGACGTGCCAATTAAAGAGTTGACCGCCCAAATGGAAGCGGTCAAAAAAAAAATAGATGAAGAATTGCAAATGTATTTCCCCCGTATGTTCGACGATGCGACGATTAAAGAGTATTACGACGAATTGCGTAACCGGACAATGTTAATGTTGGATGCGATTATAAACGGCGATACAGAGGACAAACGGGCGGAAATTGATAAAATAACGACGATGTTGTTGTTATATAATCGCCCGGTTGTTTTTAGCGGTTCCGATAACATGGAAATTCAGTACGATAAACAATTTGAAAATATGTGTTTAACCATATCGCAACATTTGCACGTACCGGAACCAAAGAAATACACCGTATTGGAGTATTACAACGCATTTGAGCGGATAAAGGAGTTGTTGAAACCAACCAAAAATAAAAACGGCGTCAAATAAGGCGATTTGCGGCGTTGTTTTTCTTTGGTTGATTAACTACATGGAAAAGAAAAGATAATTTAATATAGGGCAAATTGCCCGCAAATAACGTTAAGTATGGCAGATAATAACAACCCAATAAAATACAGCGACCTTGTAAAGCCCGACGATAGTATTACAAAGTTGATTGCGCAATTAGACCAATTAAGCGACGCATATATGAATACGTTGCAAAATATCAAGTCGGAAGCAATAACGGTTAAGGCTGCATTGGAGGGCGTAAGCGGGGCGACCGAAAACGGACGTAAGACAATCCGGGGGGCGTCGAACGATACCGACAAATTGACACGGGCGGCACGGGATTTAGCATTTGCGGAAAGCGAGAACGCAAAGCGATTGGCGGAATTGAAGCAAGCCCAAAAGGAGGCAAACGAGTTGAACAAATTAACGACCCGGTTAAATCAGTCCGCCGAGGGTTCATATAATCGTTTATCCGCTCAATACTCAATCAATAAAATATACCTCAATAACATGACGGTTGAGGAAAGGGAGGCGACCGAAGAGGGGCGCAAATTGGTTGCGGAAACAAAAGCGATTTACGAGGAAATGAAGCGGTTGCAGGAAGCGACCGGGAAAACGTCCCTAAACGTCGGTAACTATTCCGACGCCGCAAAAGGTTTGACGACCCAAATAGAGAACCAAACGAAACAATTAGCATTGTTACGATTGGAGGGCAAACAAGGAACCGCCGAATATCAGCAATTGAGCAAAGAAACCGCAATATTACGGGATGCGGTCAAGGATGCAACCGCCGAGATTACCCGGATGGCGTCCGATACGTCCAATTTGGATGCCGTGTTGAGTTTTGCGGCGGGTGCGTCCGGTGGGTTTGCTGCATTTACCGGGGCAATGGAGTTGTTCGGGTCTGAAAGCGAGGAAGTGCAGGAAGCGCAAAAGAAATTACAGGCAGCAATAGCCATTACAACCGGGGTTCAAGCCATACAAAACGCAGTACAAAAACAATCTGCAATCATGTTGGGTATTTCCCGGCTACAAATGGCTGCATTGAGCAAAGCGCAAGTTTATAACCGCCTTGTTACCATGCAAGGAACAAAGGCAACGTTGGCGGCTACCATTGCGCAAAAGGCTTTCAATCTGATTGCCGCCGCAAACCCGTATGTTCTTTTGGCATTGGCATTGGTTACGGTTGTAGGGGCTTTAGTTCTGTTTGCCTCTAATACCGACAAATCGGCAAAGAACCAACAAAAACTTAACGAGGCGCAAAAGGTTTGGTTGGATTATCTGGAAACCGAGGCAACCGAAATGAACCGAGTTAGCAACGAACGTGTCGCCCAATTGAACCGGGAATTAAACATTGCCAAAGCCCGCAACGCTTCATTGTCCGAAACCCGAAAGATTGAGGACGAAATATTAGCCGAGCGCACAAAGGCACACAATAAAAGCGTTGGTTTTTACGGTCAAGAATTAGACGATTTGGAAGCGAACCGGGCAAAGTTGAAACAACTAAACGATATGTTGGTACAACTCAATAATGCCAAAGCCCGTGGAGATAAGAAAGTTTATATTGATGTTGATTTAGACGGCAAAATTGATAAAGTCAAGGTTGACGAAGCAATTGAAGCCGTGCAGGGTCAAATAGATAATACCGGGCGGGCGGTTGACATTGCCGTTAATCTGAAAACAGAGGGGGCGGATTTGGAAGCCGAAAGAAAGATATTAGCCGCCCAACGCTTACAAGAAAACCGGGACGCCGCCAAAGCCGAAACCGACATATTACGGAAAGCCGAGGACGCCCGGATTGCCTTAATTAAAAACACGTTCGACCAACAACGGGCGCAACGCCAAGCCGCCAACGCCCGTGCGATTGCTGATATACAATTGCAGTTGAGAACGGAAACCAATTTAACGGTTAAGGCACGCAAAGCGTTGAACGACCAAATTGTTTTATTACGGGAACAATTGGCGGTTGATATGGTAGATATTGCCAACCAACAACGGGCGGCGGAATTGTCCGCACAACGGACAACGCAGGATGCCCAAATTGCATTAATGAAAGAGGGTGCGGAAAAGCAACGGGAACAATTGCGGGTTGAGTATGAAAGGCAGATACAAGACATTAACACCCGGTTAGAAACCGAGCGGGGATTAACTGAAACGCAAGTTGCCGAAATGCTCAACCAACAATTACTTTTGCAACAACAATACGCAAAAAGTTTGGGCGAATTGAACGACCAAATTACAATCGACCAAATGCAAGCCGCCGCCGACCGGACGCAATTACAATTAGACGCCGCCCGTGAGGGTTCCCAAGAGGAAATAAATTTGCGCATTCAGTTGTTACAGCAACAACGGGCAATTGAATTGGCGCAAAACAGACAATTAGCCGAGGACGTCCGCCAATCTGAAAAGGACATAAACGCCAAATACGATGCCGAGGTATTGAAGCAAACGACCGAGTTAAACCAACAACGGGCGTTAATGCTGTTTGACCAAACGCAAGCGTTGGAGGCGTCCGAGTTTGATTTAATCCGTAATTCTGAGGAACGCAAAACCCGGTTCCGGTTGGCGCAAGAAAAGGCACGGTTGCAAAAGATTTTAGAGTTGAATAAAGCGGCGGGCGTTAAAATGACGGATGCCGAGGTTAAGACAATTGAAAATACCATTGCGAAAATCGACCAAGAAATTGAGAAAAGCAAAGGCGACGAACGGGGAAACGATATTTACGGATTGTTTGGTCTGAATTTGGACGACGACCAAAAGGAGGCAATAAGTACGTCCGTTTCCTTTGCCATTGAGCAATTAAATAATTTTTTGGATGCAAAGGTACAAGCCGCCGACGCCGCCGTTTCCGCCGCCGACAAAGAGGTTGACGCAAGCCAACGCCGATTAGATGCGGAATTAGAGGCACGGGCGAACGGTTACGCCAATAACGTTGCAATGGCGCAAAAGGAGTTAGACCAAGCCAAAAAGAACCAAGAAAAAGCCCTAAAGGAGCAACAAAAGGCGCAAAAAGCACAACAAGCAATCCAAACAATCCAACAAATCGGGAACCTTGTAACGGCGTCCGCTTTGATTTGGTCGCAATTAGGGTTCCCGTTTGCAATACCGGCTATTGCGATAATGTGGGGTTCCTTTGCCGCCTCAAAAATCAAAGCCGCCCAATTATCCAAATCAGCCAACGCCGGGGGTTCGGAAAGTTACGGCGATGGTACGGTTGAATTGTTGGCGGGCGGTTCCCACCAATCCGGGGACGACGTGGATTTAGGAACCAAACCGGATGGAACCCGGAGGCGTGCCGAGGGCGGGGAATTTTTCGCCGTTATCAATAAACGTAATTCCCGCCGTTTCCGTCGTTTAATCCCGGACGTAATAAATAGTTTGAACCGGGGAACATTCCCCCAAAAGTACCTTAATGCCTACAATACCGACGGCATTAATGTAACGGTTCAACAAAATAACGCACCGGATTTGCGGGATTTAAAAGACGATGTAAGGGAGATTAAGGAACAAAACCGCCGCCGTCGTTACGTCGATGGCAACGGCAATGTTATTGAGGTTTACAAGAATTTGACACGTAAAATTAAAAATTGATATGAACCCGATTTATAGACATTCATTTGTAAATGCGTTTTTAGCGAACGGGGCGATAAGTAACACAACCGGAAACATAAACGGGAATAATACAAATTTCTATTATACCCGTACTTTTGTCCCGGTTGGGAATGTGTACCCCCGCAAATTGTTTCAGAATTACACCCCGCAAGCCGGGGGCGCATTTTACGATAGCAATAAAAAGATTATCGGCGGTTGGGGAAGCGACCCGACCGCCACAAATACGGAATTTGACATACCAAGCAATGCCGCATATATCCGGTTTAATGTAAGCAAAGCGCAATACGCCAACGGGACGGCATGGTTGAGATTGGGAACGTTGGACGCCCCGAACGTCTTACAAGGTCAAACCACACATCCGATTTATAAGGACGATTTGGCAAAGGAGTACGAATTAGAAACCAACCAACGGTTTTATCGTGCTAAATTATCTGGTAAAATTACCTTTGTCCGGGATGATTACGACTATATAAACCGTCAATCGTTCGACAATGAGTTTTTGTATTGCATTGAAAAGAGTGACGACGGCGGGCGCACGTGGTATCAATACTTTCAAGGTAAGTTTATGAAAACCGATTGCACGTTTACCGATTACGATAAAAAGGTTGTTGTACAACCGGACGCAATAGACGATTATAACGACGTGTTGGCAGGTTTGGAAAAGGAATACAATTTAATAACGTTAGCCCCGACAATTCAACGGATAACGATAAACAAGCGTCCATTAATTCAAATATACGTTCCGGGCGATAGCGTTGTTTCTTGTTTTTTGGGCGGTACGAATTGGGAGCAGGACGCAAACGCCACGACCGACCAAAACGCATTAGTACAAACCTATCATTTTGCTTTGTGTAATATATTGAAAGAAATACAAATTACCTCCAACGGTTCCCCGGCGGTAATATCCGGGTTATATACGGGACGAATGGCGACGGGTGCAAGTGCGGACACATTCGAGGGGAAATTATACCCGGAATTGAACGTTAATTATTATATCTATATTTCACAACAACGAATAAACGGCGGTTTGCCGTTTGGTATTGCTTTAGTTGAAATACGCCGACAATCGGACGACGTGGCAATGTTTCGTTATCAAAAGGTAACACAAGAACCGTTTGATACGTTGGAGTTTGATTTAACCGCCGTTGAGGGTTCCGGGGCAACCGGGACAATGCACGCAGATATGAAAAGTTATAATATATATGCCCGGTATTTGTGCGATGTGGAGAAAATCGACGACCTAAATACATATCCATTGCCCGCCGATGATATAGTTGATAATAACCGTAATTATAGGCGTGCGATTGGTTACGCAATCGACGTGGCGTTTATTTCAAACAACTTTTCAGATACCCCGACCGAGTGGGGATTAGCGGACAACGGAAAGTATTTTGCGCCGCCTTATTCCTTATTCGGGCAAACATTTTATCCAATCGCCCGGTCAACGTGGCGTTATGCGTCGTTGTGGTTTGGGTTTTATTTGATGGATTGGATATTAGAGGAAAAAGCCCGGAAAGTATATACTTTGCGGGATGCGTTCCCGATTGCGTCGTGTATATCCGTTTTGCTCAATCAGATTGCGCCGGGTATTACCCACGCAGCAACGGCGGAATATAGCCAATTTTTATACAGCGGAAACAATCCAATATCCGGGTTGAATTTCCGTTTGCTTGTATCGCAGAAAACTAATATCATAAACGGGGAATATCAGCAACCCGCACAAAAAGCCCCGACGACATTACAACAATTTACCAATATGTTACGGGATTGTTTCAAATGTTATTGGTTCATTGAGGACGGCAAATTTAAAATCGAACACATCCAATATTTCCGCAATGGTGGTTCCTATTCCGGTGGGGCTATATTAAGCCACGATTTGACAAAGGAATTGAATTTGCGCAACGGGAAACCGTGGGCGTTCAACACGTCGGAATATTCGTTTGATAAGGTCGATTTGCCGGAACGTTACCAATTTAAGTGGATGGACGACGTTACGGCGGCGTTTGAGGGTTTGCCGATACAGGTAATTAGCAAGTATGTAACGCCCGGAAAGGTTGAGGACGTAAACGTATCTAATTTCACGTCGGATATTGATTTGATGTTGCTAAACCCCGGCAACATGAGTTCGGACGGGTTCGCCTTATTTGCCGCCGTTCCGCCAACGTCCGGGTCGCAATGGATATTACCGTTTACACGTCAAACCGTCAACGGGGTTGAATACTTTTTGCAAAACGGATATTTAGCGTTTATTAATCTGCAATCGCCCTATTGGTTGTATGATTTACCCGCCCGTAGGGTATCAATAAACGGTTCCGAAACATACGCATACGGGATTGAGAGAAAGAAGAAACAAACATTTAGTTTTCCGGCGAATGACGACCCAAACCCGATGCAGCTAATAAAAACGTATATCGGTAACGGTCAAGTTGATAAATTAAGCGTAAATTTGTGCAGTCGTTCAATTAAAACAACTTTGAAGTATGACACCGAATAATAATTTGTCCGTATTGCCGTTTTACGAGGGCGTGCAATACCAAGATTATAAAAAATCGTATGCGTATGGCGACGTTTACCCGTTGTTTACGCCTATCAATAAACTATTGCCGTTTCAAATCATACGCCCGACCCGTTCAAATAACATTGTATCGGTTCGGTTGTATGATTATAAATTTACCCGGATATTGGCGGACATAACAACGCCGATGTTGGAAACCGGATTGCAGATTGTCCGGTTTGCAAATTACGGTTATGATGTTATTGTTTACCCCGGTTTGTTGCCGATGGCTTTAGATTTCCCGGAGGGGCGTTATATGATTGGAATTAACGACGGCGTACAATGGTATTATTCCGATGTATTTACGTGGATTTCCGGCGGAATGGACGGTTATTTGTGCGTTGAATGGAGCGACGCCGCCAATATGGAAGTTGACGGCGGACAAATCGTTTACGAGGGCGTCCAATTCAAAAACCGGGTTTACGTGTGTTCGGAGTTAGGAAAGCCGGAATACAAGTTTGAGGAAGAGGGCGAAGAACGGGACGGGTATTTTTTCCCGGAAAAACAAATATCGGAAAAAACGTTTCGGTTTGTCTTTTTAGCCCCCGAATACCTTTGCGACGTAATGCGGTTAATCCGTATGAGTGATTTTGTAACGGTATATAGTCAAGGCAGGAAATACGATTGCGACACGTTTTTAATTACCCCCAAATGGCAAACACAAGGCAATTTGGCGTCCGTCGAATGTGAATTTGAATGCGCAACCGTGGTTAAGAAAATCGGACGGGGCGTTATTCCAACGACCGGGGGCGATTACAATAAAGACTTTAATAATGACTTTAATAACAATGATGTAGTTTAAATTTTTATCAGTATGGGAAATTACGAAGAATTAAAAGCCGCCGTTGCGTCTGTTATCAAGGCAAACGGGAACCAAGAAATTACGGGTCAAGTGTTACAAAATACATTGACAACGTTAATTAGTCAAATAGGAGTGAACGCAACGTTTGCCGGAATTGCAACGCCGAGTACCGCACCGGGAACGCCCGACCAAAATGTTTTCTACATTGCCGGACAAAGTGGAACATATCCAAATTTTAACTCTATCGTATTAGATAATGAAATTGCAATATTATCTAATAAATCGGGTACATGGGTAAAAACAACAACCGGATTTGCAACAAATGACGGTATCGGTAATGTAATTGGGTTGGATAATGTAAACGATAGCCCCGTTTATGTTAATGCAATTAAATTTATTGGTTTTGTCCCAAATGAAGCGTCTAAAGACCACATATTTAGCATACACGGTTTTTCAAGTCGAGGCAACGCAACATCCGCAACGCCTAATATAACGGAATTAGATTTATTTATATTAGATGAAACGGCAAGCCAAGCAGCGGGAGCAGAACGGCGGGCGGCTTCGCTTGTATTACCCGCAAATACTGATATAACTAAACCAACATTTTCAAAAATAACGGGAAATTCGGGTACGTTGTATGTTATTATTGATTGGAACCCGGTTGTAAATTATCAAGTAAACGGGCGATATTCTTATATCGTTTGGGGTGCTAATTTCGCCAACCCGTCGGCGTCTAATTTAGTGCGTATTCAAAAATTAGACGCAAACGACCCACGTATTATAAATTGGGATAATGCAATTAAAACAGGTCAATTAGTCGGTACATACGGAGGAAGTGAAACAAACATTATCAATCAATTAAAAACATCTGCAATTATTGGTATGCCGTGCGGATTAGCTTTCAATTTTCCAAATAGATACGATTTAGAGGTAAAAGCCATGCAGATAATTAAAAGGGCGTATTTCTCTTTTAAAGATGGTGTAACCCCCGTTGATGTTGGTATTGGCGTATTAGGTACTGGCGGCGGGGATGGTACTAAATTTTGGTTTGGCTTTGGGAATTTAGACGGTACGGGTTCGGGATTTGGAACAATTCCAATGTTAGATGTTGATACATTGCCAAACGGCGTTGTTTCTTATTTAGTGGAAACGTCAACAACCCGTTATTATGTTGAAATTGACTTTGACAAATGGCGTGAAATTGGTAATGTTGTTTGGTCGTGGTCTAATCCATGTTGTAAAATGACAAATATAATTCCAAATGATAGTAGTATTTGGAATGAGGTTTTAGCGCAAAATATCCAAAATCAGAACAATACAGCATTTGCTTTTACAGAAGCATTTGCCCCACAGGATTTACAGCAAGGATATTATGAAGTAAGAGGACAAAAAGTTGTTATTTCAACAAACATTCCCGATAGATATAGAAGTATAAAAATAGATTTGTTCGCAAACAATATAAGTCGTATGCGTGTATCATTAGACCCGCACGGAATTATTGTATATGCGGCAATATATACGGATAGCAGCGATAATTATATTTCGCGGGAATTAAAAGGTAATGATAAGACGGAAATATACATGAATTACGAGTTGACAATACCAAGCAACGCACGTTATGTATATATTTCGGGATATGCCGCAAAAATAGCAGAATTAAACCCCGGTGTTATGGCATATAAGTATGTTTATAACGCAAAATCAAATTATCAAATTACGGGTTATCCTAATAATGGCTTAGATTGGCGTAATGTATCATATCCTAACCCCGTTGTTGACATTGTAAATAAGGCAATCAAATTTATTGCGTTTGTTCCAAATGCAACATATAAAAATGATATGTTTACAATCAACGCATTAAGTTGTTACGGAAATGCGGGGTCGGAAACATTTACCCCAACATCTTTTGATTTATGGCTTTTTGATATGATTGATGGAAATCAATCAACGGTCAAATATACTAAAACAGATATAAGTAGTTTTAATTACGACTACCCCGACGTTATAAAGTCAATCGGTGCACGTGGAACGCTTTACGCTATTGTTGATTGGAATGTTGTAAGAGGCTATTTTAATAAAAAAGTAAACAAATGGTATCCTATTTTTTGGGATTCGTCGTTTAACGACAAACCAATTGTGCAAAAATTAGACGCAAACGACCCACGTATTGCAGGATTTAATCAGATAGCCCCGGTATCGCCAACGCAATTTGCGGATTTTACAAAGTTGAATTTAGGAGTTGACGGCGATAGTATTACGGCGGGCAATCGATGGAGTTATTATGCAACGCAATATTTGGGGTTTGCAAATCATCATAATGTTGCGGTTGGGTCGGCTACATTTAGCGATAGAACACAAATGTATGACGGGGTTACTTATGTAACACAAAATTATGACGACCCCGATTTTGCCGGAATAAGTGGCGGTTGGCAACCAACAACCGACCCGGTAGAAATTCAAAAAAGGTGCAATAATTGCGCCCGTGTACACGTTCAAAAATTCATTTCAGAAGTAACCGCCGGGACATATCCCGTACCGGATATATTTGTTTTTGCGATGGGTACAAATGACGCTACTATTGGAACCGTTGCCGATGCGTTAAACGGAAAAGACCCGGACGCATTAAGTACGGCGGTTCGTCAAACAATGGTAGGGGGCGCACGTTGGGCAATCCAAAAGATAATTACTACATATCCCAATTGTCGTGTATATATATCTGCACCAATTCAGAGAGCGGATGCCACGGCGAACGCAGAGGGTTTGGAAAAAAGTATTGCATTAAAAGAGATAAGCAATAGTTTATCGGTTGGCTATTTTAACACTTTCGGCGAATGTGGAATTACTGAAAAAGTAGAAAGCGGAACCGCGCCTTATCTTAGTGATGGATTACACCCAAATACAGCGGGTCAACAACTTATGGGTAAATATTTAGCTAAAGAGATACGCAATAATTATTTTTAAATATCAGAATGATTATTAAATGTTATATTATGGATAAACTTTTTACATGGGAACAATGCCGTATGATATTTGCCACGTCGTTAAGCCCGGTTTTAGCCTATTTAACCCCAACGGCGGGGTTTATGTACGCATTGATTATAATGTTTGCTTTCAATATTTGGGCGGGTATGCGGGCGGATGGGGTAAGCGTAAGACATTGCAAAAACTTTCGTTTCAGTAAGTTTAAAAACGCTTTGGCGGAATTGCTTTTGTACGTTACTATTATACACGTTATTTATTCGGTAATGCTGCAATGTGGCGATAATGAAGCCGCCAAAGTAGTAATTAAATCGCTTACTTATGTTTTTATGTATGTGTATTTGCAAAACGCATTTCGCAACCTTATTAAAGCATATCCCACAAAGATTGCATTGCGTATTATTTACCACGTTATCCGGTTGGAGTTTACACGGATATTGCCGGGATATTGGCAACCGATAATTGAGAGATACCAACGGGAACACGATAGCGATATTATTAACAATAAAGAAAAGGAGGGCGAACAATGAACCAAACAGAGATTTTAAAGTATTTGGAGGGGCAAAAAACGACCCGGACGATTACGGATTTGATTGTACATTGCACCGCAACCAAGCCGGGCGCAAAAGTCAACGTTGATGTTATCGACGGTTGGCATAAAGAACGGGGATTTAAGAAACAACCCCAAAGCGGGCGAATTTGCGGTTATCATTTTGTTGTATTGCCGGACGGGACGATTGAAACGGGGCGTTATCTTTCCGAGATTGGGGCGCACGTTTCCGGGCAAAATTCCCGGTCTATTGGCATTTGTTACGTTGGGGGATTGGATGCCAACGGCAAAGCCGCCGACACACGCACGCCGGAACAAAAGGAGGCGTTATTATGGTTGCTTATGCGGTTAGTCGTTATGTTCCCGGACGCAACGATTAAGGGACATAGGGATTATTCCCCGGATTTGAACGGCGACGGCATTATTGAGCCGTGGGAGTTCATTAAAGAATGCCCGTGTTTTGATGCACAAAAAGAGTATATTAACCTATAAATGTTTGTATTATGACATACGAAGAAATGAAAAAGTATATTGCGGACATGGTTAAAAGTCAAGGTTCGCAGGGTGCAATAGAGATTGCGCCGTTGCTTTATGCAATGGCGGACAAAATGTTTGCAGACCCGGAAACGGGCGTTGTGCCTATTGTAGTATCAATTGCCGAGGTTGGAAATAAAGAGGGAACCGCAACCCGTTACGATGTTACGACCGACCAACAAACGATTAACGAGTATATCGACAACGTAACCGAGGAAAAGGCAAAAGCCCGGTTATTTATCCAAGACGGCGACGCCCTAATTGGGTTTACTTATTTGGAAATAAACGGCACAACGATAACGGGGCAATCAATCGCCCCGGATGGGTCGTACAAACTTTATCTTTCAAAGGAAACCGGAACGTCGTATTTTGAACACGACGACGAAGTAAAAAGCATTGCAAGCGTTACCGAGGCAGAAATTACGGGATATAATGAAATGTTCGGCGCAACATACGACCCCGTAAACAATCAATTTACGGTTCAAATTGGCACGGTTAGCGCACAATTAACGCCGGGGCAAATGATGTTGACGACCGAGGAATACAACAAAGTAAGCAACGACGCCGATTATACGGCAATGTGGGCGTATGCGATTGCGGAATACATTTGTTGCCCGCCGTGGTTCGAGGGGTTCGCCGGATTTAAATTGCATAGCGCATTTTATCGGGCTGAAAAAACAATCTTTATTGACCTTAACACGGTTGAATTATCCGTTGCAAATTTGACGGCAACGTTTTACGGTTGTTCCCGGTTAGAACAAATAACGGGGATAATCAAAATTGCGTCAAACGTTCCGATAACGGATGCGTTCAAAGGTTGTGCCGTGCTTCATACGTTCAAATTGTCCGGGCTTTCCTCAAATATTGATTTGTCCGATTGTGCGCAATTGAGTTCGGAAACAATTGGATTTTTGATTGAACACAGCGAGCAACCCGGAGGCGGAACGATTACAATAACCGTGCATCCCGATGTAAACAACAACATAAATAACAATAGTAGTTGGGGCGACGTCCGGGCATTGTTGCAGGAAAAGACGTACATAACCATTAAATCCGCAACGGCATGAAAAAATATCTAATATTGGCGGCAATCATTATGGCGGTTGCCGCCGCCTTTTGGGTACAACAAAGCCGTATTAAGCGATTGACCGACGAACGGAATAAATACCAGAGTAATACCGAAACGTTGTTGCAGGACGTCCGAACCTATCAAACAAAGGATAGTTTGAACGCTGCAAAGGTTGGGAATTTGGAGTTAAAATTATCCGAATATAAAAAGTACCGGGCGGACGATGCGGCGTTAATCAAATCGTTGCAGACAAAGAACCGGGATTTGCAAAGGGTTACGACGGCGCAAATGGAAACGATTAACGAATTGCGGGCGAACGTCCGGGATAGTATTGTATATTTGCCCGGCGACACGGTTACGACAGTTTTACATTGTATTGAGTATTCCGACAAATGGGTTGATTTTGACGGTTGTATTATAAATAATACGTTTTCGGGCAAAATTATAACACGGGATAGCCTTTTAATAACGGAAAGTGTACAATATAAACGTTTTCTTAATTTCCTATGGAAAACAAAACGGATAAAAAACCGTGAATTTGATATTGTTTCAAAAAATCCACATACAAAAATTACCGGGTTTGAGGTTATAACAATAGAAAAATAACTATATTTGCGGCAAACGGGGATAGTTCGGAGTAGCTACCGGATGAAAAAAGATGCAACCACTTTTCCCCGTTTCCCTTTTTTGGTTGCTTACTTAAATGGTTGTATAATGGAAATTTGGAAAGATGTACCCAGATATATAGGGTTGTATAAAGTGAGTAATTACGGGCATGTAAAATCTATTAAGAAACAATTGGTTTTGAAAATATGCGGTTCCGGGAATAGATATAAAACCGTTGCTTTATGTAATGGGATGCGCAAAACGTTTCGATTACATAGATTAGTTGCGGCGGCTTTCATTCCGAACCCGGAAAACAAACCATGTGTTGACCATATCGACGGCGACCGAGCCAATAACCATGCAGATAATTTGCGTTGGGTTACATATTTGGAAAATAATAATAATCCTATTACGAAAAAGCGATTGAGCGAAAATAACGCAAAAAATATGCAAGGTAAAGAGGGCGTATTGCATCCAAATTCAAAACCCGTTAAGATGATGAAAAACGGAATTTGCTTCAAAACATATCAATCTATCCATTTAGCCAAAAAAGATGGGTTTAACGATACATTGATAATTCGATGTTGTAAAGGGCATATGAAAAAACATAAGGGTTATAATTGGGAATATATATAATAGACATAACAAAGGGGTTGTAACAAGGCGTTGCAACCCCTTTTTCTATTGAGCCATTTTTAGCCCGTTTCCGGGCGTTTTATTTCAAAGTGGATAATTTACCCGTCCCACTTGCAAAAGTCGCTTAAATCGAAAATTCCAAGAAAATAACTTCTTTGGAACCAAAAACAAAACTTTTTGCAGTTTAAGCCAAAAATAAAAGATAAAACCTTTGGTAATTAAAATAAAGGTTGTATATTTGCATCATCAAACAAGAACGACCGGGCGTTTTCCCGGAAAATAGAGAGCGAAACAATATGAATACTCAAAGCATTTATAACGGATTAGATTACACAACAAAAGAGATTAACCGCAATTTCAAAATCAAGGTAAACGGAATTGTAAACGGCAAAAAGGTTAATGTATTGGTTGGCATGTCCGGTTTAATAAAGATTGTCGGCGACATTAAGTTAGTCAATCGCTTGTTAAAACGTGCTTTCAATTGTTACGGCGACAAAGAGGTTTGCAAATTGCGCCGAGGCGTTAAAATCACTTTCTATTATCAGTAAACAACGACGGGGCGTTTTCCCCGGAACAATATAAATTTTCAATCATGGCAAAGTACATTTTAGTTAAGAAAGTAAAGGGAAAGAAATACGAGTACCAAGTTATTGACGTCGATAGTAAAGCGATTGTTTCAAAAAGAACGTCCGCCCGTGAATATGTTGCGTGTACCGCCGACGGGTCGTTTTATTTTGGGCGTTTGGATTTAATCGGCAAAGGCGACCACGGCAAACGGTTAAGCCATACAGCGGAAATATTGGCGAACCCGGAAAAGGCATACAAAAAAATGGTTGCTTATTTCACACCGGATTATCGTAAACAATGGATTGCCGAGAACCCCGCCGAACAATGGATTGCCCGAAATGTTGAATATGCGAAAAAGGAAAAAGAGAGATTAAACGCAATTGCGTATTTGCAGTAATAACCAAGCCGGGGGCGCAATCCCCTGGCATAATCATTTAGAGCGATGAATAAAACAAAGCGTTACCGATTAAGTCAAGAAATGTATAAGATAATCCAAAATGCAAACGGCGGGTTATTTTTGCTTTATACCCGGCACAACCCCGGCGATGTGTTGAACCTATTGTTAGACGGCAACGATATTGGGTTGCTTTGTCAAGTTGAGAGCCGACACGACCAATATTATAAATTTTGTAGAGTAATTGTATGATGGAAAGAAAACATATTTATTCGGTATCTTTTGGGAAAGATAGTGTAGCAATGTTATTATTGGGGATAGATAAAGGATTGCCAATTGATGAAGTTGTATTTTTCAATATAGGGGTTGAATTTGACGCAATTTATAGTGTGCGGGATATGATATTGCCTATATTAGCCGAACGAGGTATTAAGTACACCGAATTAGAAATAGACAAACCATTTTATTGGTATATGTTTGAAAAGCCCGTTTGTAAAAAAGGTACAAAAATAGTTCATAAATACGGTTATGGTTGGTGCGGCGGCAATTGTCGTTGGGGTACAACATTGAAATTGCGTGCTTTAAAAAATTATATTGGCGATAATTGGGATTATGTGGCTATTGCCGCCGACGAAACGGAACGTATCGAAAAAGAACGCCGGGAAAACAAAGTATTACCGTTGGTTGAAATGGGTATAACAGAGGCACAAGCCTTACAATATTGTTACGACCGGGGTATTTATTGGGAACAAAACGGCGTCCGATTATATGAAATATTAGACCGGGTTAGTTGTCGAATTTGCCGCAATAAGAATTTAAAGGAGTTACAAAACATTAAACGATATTTGCCGGAAACATGGACGGAATTAATGGAGTTGCAAAACCGTATTCCACAGCCATTTAAACCGGGACGAAAGAATAAAAAAACCGGGGAATTGATACCGGGCAAAACAATACATTATTTTAGTGAATTATGGGACGATTAGATATTGAAAAACAAAAGGAATTAGAACCAAAGCGCATGGAATACGCACGGAACCAAATAACGGCGTTGGGTTATCCGGTTACGGAGGTCAAACGCCACACCTTACAATTTACGTTCCGGGGTTCCCCGGTTACATTATACCCGTATTCCGGTTGGTTTACCGGGCGCACCGTTACCGATGGACGGGGAATTAAGAACCTATTAAAACAAATACCTATGCGATTTGCATTAAGACGTCAAGAAAAAATAAAAGCGGCTTTTGAGCCGAACGGGGACGAAATATTAGCCCGGATAAAAGAGAGTTTAACCCGGTATTTTTCCGCAGACCGTTCGGAGTTCCCGGAGGGGTTCCGGGATATTGAAAGCGATTATAACCAATTGCCGGGGGAACCGTACCCAACTATTGCGATAAATGACACCGGGAACCCGGAACGTATGATTGAGTTCTATGTTACCGGGAAACAATACGACGTTTACCATGTGGCATTTAAAGGATTTACAAAGGGTTGATTATGGAAAGCGTTATTATTGAGGAAATGCGGGCGTTTATGCAATTGGATTTGAACCCACGACAAAAACAATATTTTGCCGATACAATCGCAGTTGCAAAACGTGTTGGGATTGTCCGGGCGGCGGACGTGTTCGACGATTACGAATTAGAGATTATCCGGGATGTACTGAAACCCCAACCGCAACAATGTTATCGTAATGCGCATTTGCTTTGCCAATTGTTCCCGGAAAGGGTGCGATATTGCGAGGGCAAAACATTTGCTTTTATTCCGATAGAACACGCATTTAACCGGGTTGGCGACAAATACGTTGACATTACATTTGAATTTGCCCTAAATGATACCGAGTTATTGCAACATGAATACGTTGTATTTGGGGAATATGATTTGCAGACATCAACCGGGTAACAAAGGGAACCGGATATTATGGCGATATATACCGCAATGTTTATATTGAGAGGGTAAAAGATAACCCCCGACGCAATGAAGTAACGCCGGGGGTTGGTACGCAGTAACCGAGAGCGATGTTTGAGGTTATGCGGTGCAACAAAATTAGTGCTTTTTATCTGTATTACAAGCGTCCAACGTGAACAAATAAAACTTCCAAAGGTTTTATTTTTGGTAATACAAATATTATTTATACATTTGCAGAAACAAAAACCCACGGGGGGAGTACCCGGCAAAGATATGAGAATAAAAGAGAGCGATTTATTAAAACAATTGGCGACCGATAGCGGGAAAACAGCCAACCAAGTTGCCGAAATTATCATTTCGGAATTACTCAAAAACAAAGTTATTGAGGACACCCCGGAAAATTGGGGCGTTTCCGTTTTCGATGCAATAAACGAGGACGTAACCGAGGAACAAACCGCAATTGTTATGCGGCTATTTCCGAGGCGTTGGGCGTGTATCTGAAACGGGTATATTTCATTGTCCCGGATTTGGATTTAATGGGTAACGACGATTGCCCGGAATGCGGCGGCGAAATGGAAGTTACCGACGGGGAATATAAACAGACCGGAGGCGACGGATATTTGACCCCGCCGGAATATACCGCAATTTGGGAGGAAATGACGTGTACGCATTGCGGACACAAAGAGAGCAACGAACCGAGTTATTAACAATAAAAGACTAAAGAAATGGCAGAAATGACGAAATTAAGAGTAAACGAGGCAATCGCACGGGCGCAAACCGCCGGAATTAAAGTTTATAAAAAAGAGGTTGCCGCCCGGTTATGGGAGGGACGCACCGAAAGCGCACAACAAGTTAATATGACTAACTTATGTAACGGAACGACTAAACAGATACGCCCGGAATGGGTCGTTATCATTTGCGAAATGTGTAATTGTACCCCTAATTATTTGTTTGGCTATGAAGAATAACGGGTTACAATGGTTTGAACGCATGGCGGACGTTATGTTTTCCGATAGGTTCCAAGCGAAAGCGATTATTGCGACATTTGGAACGTTGGGCGTTGTTTGTCTGATTGGCGCATTTTGGAACCCGTGGCAATTGATGTTTGCGGGTCTGTGTGCCGCAATGGTATTATGTGGATTTTCAGAATTAAAAAAGAGTAGAAAATGAGAGCGAACAAAAAGAAACCGGAAAACCCGGTACAAAAGACGGTCGAAAGTTTGGGAGCCGTTCCCGCCGACCAATTCCCGGAAATTACCGAGGAACAACAAATAATCCCACCGTTTGAAGCGGTCGAGGTTGAACAACCAACCGGAATATTTGAGATATTGCCGGGCATGACGGTTGAGGAAATGACGGCTATGTTTTTTGATGAAAAAACGTTGATTGAACCCCCGTATAAGGTTTGGCAATTGAATAGTAAGGGACACCGTTATTATTACCGATACGACGACAACGGGAACCCGGAGTTTTTTCCGTCGGTTACAACGATATTGTCCCAAACGTTACCCAAAGCCCCGCACTTAATACAATGGATTGCCAACAAAGGCATTGAGGAAGCGGAACGATATAAAGGCGAACGGGCGGCGTATGGTACGTTTATGCACGCCGCATTTGAGGAATTATTAATTAACCGGGCTTATGATTTGGACGGGTTGAAAGGCAAACTAAAGGAATATATAGAGGTTTACCGATTGCCGGACGACTTTATTTATTACGCCGACGATTTGAAAAAGGACGTATTGGCGTTTGCTCAATTCGTATTAGATTACGACGTTCGCCCGTTGGCGGTTGAAATTGCGTTAGTGCATCCATATTATAAGTATGCCGGAATGATTGATTGCCCGTGTACCATGTTGGCAAAGATAGGCGGCGACGAACGTATTAACGCAATCGTCGATTTTAAGAGCGGGCGCAAAGGTTTTTACGAGGAAAGCGAGATACAATTAGGAATGTACCGGGATATGTGGAACGTCAATTTTGAGCAATTCCCCGTTACACGTATTTTCAATTTCAGCCCGAAAGATTGGCGCAAACGTCCGTCGTACAATCTGAAAGAACAAACAGATAGCCCCAATATTCGGAAAATCCCGTATCTATTGGAAATTGCGGCTATTGAGGACGAAAAGAAAGATAATACGTTTACGTCGGTTAATGGTATGGTATTGTTAGACAATGCCCCGGATTTAACGCAAAACGTAATATCCTTATCGTTGGCGGAATTGATTAAAACGAAAGCCCCAAAGGAGGCGACCCCGGACGAAAACACGGACGCCGCCGAGAAAGTCAAGGCGGATGCACCGGAACCGGAAAAGGAGCCAAAGAAAACAACCATTGTTAAACGTGCGCCCAAAAAGGCAAAGGAGGCGGAAAAGAAAGCCGCCACGGACAAAACGACCGCAAAGCGAGGTAATACCACGGAAAAGAAAGTAAAGCCCGCAAACGAGCCTAAAAAGCCCAAAAATGAGAGTAGGAAAAAGATGTTGAACGACGACCCCGAAATTTGATTGAGATATGAAAGGAAGAATAAAACGACCAGAGGCGCAACAATCCCGTTTGATATTGCCCCGTGTCGGTCAAATAAAAATCGGTATGAAAAACGCAAACGGTTATCCGCAAAGCGTTGATTACTTCATACCAACGGGAAAGTATGCCGGGTTATTTACGCAAGCATACGGCGAAAAGCCGCAAACAATACAAATTGTTTTCCCGGACGACGACCCGGCAAAAGTATGTAACGAGCGTTACGAATACCGGGACGACGACGGGCGATTGATTGCGGCGGGCGATGGCGATACGTTCCAAGTATGGGACGGAAAGAAATACGAAACGTTGACAACGGAGAAATACCCAAACTTAATGCAGTCGATAACGAAGCGTTACCCGAACAAAAAGAGCCGCCAACCCGATTGCGACGGTTGGGAGGTTACATTAACGCTAAACTTTATTGTTCCGTTGGTTCGTGGGGTTGCCGGGGTTTGGCAATTCGCCACAAAAGGCACGGCGTCCACAATTCCGCAAATTCGGGAAACGTTCGACGGTATGTTAGCGGAACGGGGATTTTGCAAAGGCATTATCTTTGATTTGAATGTACAATTTGCGACAACGCAAAAGCCGGGCGACCGTTCCCGTTTCCCCGTCGTGTCGTTGGTTCCCAATGAGAGTGCCGATAATGTTTTGAAAGTACGTAAGGCGTGGGAACCTGTTAAACAATTGGAGGGCGGGAACAATGGCAATTAAAGCGGCAAAATATGAGCCTACAATCGGCGAAACAATACGGATATATAGACGAAATTATTTTGAATTTCTGTTTGTATGTGTTGAGGTTGACCCAACCCAAAAGGATTGCAACGATTGTACATTAGACGACGAACGATTTACAAACCTTTGTAAACGTTGTGTTTGTTGTGCGGATGATAGAAAGGACGGGAAAGCAATAATATTTAAACACGTTGAAAATGACAATTAGAGATAGCAATTTTATAACCATATTAGCCCCAATGATTACGAAACTAAAATTGAAAGGTAATGAATTATTGGTTTTCGCTTTGATACATGGTTTTAGTCAAGACGGCGAAAGCCGTTTTAAGGGTTCATTGCGGTATCTTATCGAATGGACGGGATTAGATAAAAGCACGGTTATTAAGTTACTCAAACAATTAGTTGAAAAGCAATACATTAATAAGTTTGAGTATGAAAAAAACAAAGTCCGTTATTGTGAATATACGTCTAATTATTGGGCGGCTTTGGAGTGGTTGGAAAATCCAACTACCCCCCGGTTGGAAAATCCAACTACCCCCCGGTTGGAAAATCCAACTACCCCCCGGTTGGAAAATCCAACCCCCGTGGTTGGAAAATCCGACACAATAAAGATAGATGATATTAATAACTCTTTTGATAAGGATATAACCGGGGTTAAAGAACCCGGTTTATTATTCCCGGAAGAACAAAAGGTTGAGGAACCAAAAGAGAAAAAAACATTGTTCCGCAATTCCGATGTTTACAAAATGGTTAAATTTGAAAACGGCGTTGCCGTGGATTATTCCGAGTTTGAAAGTAAGTTTTCGACCCCGGAATTTGAAACCGTCGATTTGGTTTATTACTTTCATTCGGTTAGCGATTGGAGTGACCAAAAGAATATGAAGCGGACTAAAAACGGTTGGTTAGCAACCGTCCGTAACTTCATACGTGGCGACGTCGAAAAAAAGAAATTGCATTTGAAACCCCAATACAAAAAGCCGACGGAACGGTTGAACGTCGCCGGGGCTATTGAGTATTTGAAAGACGATTATTAAAATGGAAACATTACCGGAAAAGACAAACAATTTACCCGAAAAGAGGCAAACCGCCGCCGTTATGCTTTACAATGGCACGGCAAAGGCAATTGACGTTCGCCGGGAAATGGTAGGATTACCGGAGGTTGCCAAAGCGTTAACCCCGGTTGAAAAGTACATATTTGTTGCGTCAACCAAAAAACAAATTGCCGAGATTGACGACGAAACGTTGATTGCTAAAACCGGGCAAATGTTCCGCTTTATTGCAATGGATGTGGGGTATATTATCCCAACGGAAAACCGGGACGATTGGACGTATATTTGTACCCGGTTGTTGGATTTGCTAAAACGCTATTATTCGCAATTAACATTATCCGAGGTTAAATTAGCGTTTGAATTGCTGATTACCGGGGAATTAGACGACTATTTGCCAAAGGATAGGGACGGCAACGCCGAACGGAAACATTACCAACAATTCAACGCCGATTATTTCGCAAAGGTATTGAACGCATATTGCCGGAAACAAAACCAAGTTATCGGCAAAGCATATACAGCGTTGCCGGAACCGAAAAAGGAGTTAAGCCCGGAGCAAATCCGGTATTATCGCAATCAATCGGTTATGACTTGTTTAATGTGTTTTATGCGCTATAAATATACCGGGCGTTTAGTGTTTGGATTAACCGACGAAATGTTTGTTTATAATTGGTTGTTGGGCGTTGGGTTAGCGGATGAAGTGAAAGAAACCGAGGACGACCGGAAAGAAGCGTATAACCGATTTTTGGCACGTGCCGCCCGTGGGTTCGTTAATGAATTTACGGTTTATCACGTTCGTAAACAAGGAACCCAAAGTCCGGAAATTGATTATACAGCCTTTGAGGTTGCCCGGCGTAAAGAGATTAAACGGACGTTCGACCGAATGATTAAGGACGAAATTTATATTTACCATTATTTGAAATTTGAAAAATGAAAATAGATTGTATTATTGGGATTGACCCCGGAGCCGCCGGGGGTATCGTGGTTTGGCGACCCAACCACAACGCAACGGCAATTAAGATGCCTAAAGACATTAACGAGATACGGGATTTTCTCAACTATTACAAAGAGATTTGTACACCGATTATCTTTTTGGAAAAATTGAGTGTTCGCCCGGATGACGTAACGGTTGGCGATACCGGGGCAAACATGGGTAAATTGTACCGCATACAAAAGATGTTGCAAAACTTTGAGCATTTGAAAGCCATTATAACCGTCGCCGAAATACCGTTTGTTTTGGTTAATGCGATGAAGTGGCAAAACGACCTTAAATTGCATATTAAGGTAAAAGGGAAAAAGGAGGAAAAGGCAGACCGCAAACGACGGTTCCGGGATATTGCCGGGAAATTATACCCGGAGATTATCCCGGCGTTATGGAATGCGGACGCAACGTTAATAATGCACTTTGGACGGTTCATTTTACAGAATAACCCCCGTTGGGTTTTGGAAAATTTGCCCCAACAAATGCACAACCGTTTATTTTAAGCCCGTAGGGACGTTTAATTATTCAAATGGTTACTTATATGGCAGACGAAACAAAAGCCCCGCAAATCGAAAATCCCGAAAAAATAACGGCAAAAGATTTGGCGGAAATGGTAAAACAGATGCGGCACAACCAACGACGTTGTCAACGGAACCCAACCCCGGAAAAATTGGCAACGTTGGAAAGTTGGGAACGCAAAGTTGATGCGGTCGTTGCTGTATTGACCGATACACAAATGAAATTGTTTTGATAATGGACAAAATGGATTATATCTATTTAGGCGACCGATTGACCCGCCCGGAATTGCGACGTATGCCGTGCCGGGCGGTTCGTCGTTCCGATGGTAAATGTATAAGAGGGCGCAACGGCAATATGTTAGTTGAGTTTGACGGCGTGGGTAAATGTGTTATTTTAGGGCGGTTATTGCGGAAAATAAAAAAATAACCGAAAATAAAAAATAAAAGTTTTGGTATATCCATTATTTTACATATATTTGCGGCATGAAAAAAGGTAAATACTTAATAGAATATGATTGTTACGTTGCTGAAAATGGCAATATAACGCAAAATGATAAGGAAATAAAGCCTTATTTGAACGGTGGCTATATGACTGTAAAATTAAAAATCAATGGTTTAAAAGTTATGCGGGTTCATAGATTGGTTGCTTTGGCGTTCATTCCCAACCCGGACAATAAACCATGTGTTGACCATATCGACGGGAATAAATTAAATAATCATGTTAATAATTTACGTTGGTGTACTATTGGCGAGAACCTAAAATTTGAGAACGTTAAACGTGTATCAAAATTATATCCCGTTAAACGTATTGATAAATTAGGTAATATTGTATGTTTTGATAATATTTTAGATGCGTGTGTTTTTCCTTGGCAAAAGTATGTAATATTACAGGTATGTAACGGGAAAAGAAAAACATACAACGGTTATAAATGGGAACATAACGACCCGGCGATTTCCGGGAAATAAATAAATTTAAAGAGCGATGTATATTAAGAAATTGGAATTGTTGAATTTTCAAGTTATCAAAGAGTTCAACGCAGATTTTGAGGGTAATGTATATTTCATTACCGGGGACAATGAGTTAGGCAAATCAACCCTTTTAAAAGCAATCGGCGCAATGTTGACCGGGAACCGGGACGCTGTGTTGAAAAATGGCGAGGACAAAGGATTTGCAAAAATGGTTGTAGGTAACGACGGCGAAAATTACGAGGTCGAATTAAAGTTTACCAAAGCCAACCCACGGGGGACGTTATCCATTAAATCCCAAACAACCGGGATGCGTTCGGATAACGTTTCAATGCTGCAAAAGATTTTCGGCTACCAAGATTTTGACGCCGTGGAGTTTTCCCGTTGGAGTGAAACCGCCGAGGGACGCCGCAAACAAATTGAGGTTGTAAAGGCTTTGTTGCCGGAAAAGGTGCGCACCCGGATTGCAGAAATTGACGCCGAGGTTACGACCGTTAAGGATAAACGAAAGGACGCCAACGCCGAGGTTAAGACGTACACAACCATTTGCGCCAACGCTGAAAAGCAATTGAAACCCGGCGACGTCAAAACGTATGCCGAAAAAAAGGATATTACGGCGTTGATGGAAGAGCAAAACGAGAATGCCCGGTTGATTGAGAAAGCGAAAACGGTACGCCAAACCCGGCAACAAAGGGTTGAACAATTGGCGGCAATCCCCGGACGTATTAAAGCCGCCAACGATAACCACGACAAAGCCGTTGCGGTTATTGATACCAATTTAGCGAATGAGGAAAAAGAGGTTGCCCGCATTATCGCCGAGGCGCAAAAACGGTTAGAGGACGCCAAAAAAGAGGCGAAAACGTCCCGTAAAAACGTTGATGCCGAATTAAAGGAAACATTGGCAACCATTGAGGCGGAAAAAGCCGATTTTGAGAAACGCAAAGCGAATGCCGACAAATGGTTAGAGGAATACGAAGCCAATAACCCGGAACAATTAGACACGGCGGAACAACTGAAAAAAGCCGAGGAACACAACCGTATCAATGCGTTGGTTGTGGATTATATGGCAAAGAAGAAACAAAAGGAAGCCGCCGAGAAAACCGCCCGCACGTTTGAGGACAAATTAGGCGCATTGGCTAAGGAACGGGAAACACTTATTGCAACATCCAAATTGCCGATTGCCGGGCTTTCGTTCACGGACGACGGGTTAGAATTAAACGGCGTGCCGTTCGTTGCCGGGAAAGTGTCAGATAGTCAAATTATGGAGGTTGCCGCCAAACTGATTATCGCAAGCAATCCGACGGTTAAGGTGTTCCGCATTGCGAGGGGCGAAAGTTTAGGCGAAAAGCGTTTGCAGGCGATTATAGACATTGCAAAGGCAAACGGCTTTCAAGGCTTCATAGAGGAAGTAAAACGGGGACAAACCGATTTAGTAGTTGAGGAATACACGGAAAACGAATAATAACCGGGGGCGGGCTTTCCGTCCCCTTAAAATCTAAAACAATGGCATATACATTGAACGATAATTTGAAACGTTGGGCGGAACAATACGAAACCGCCGAGTTTATCCAATCCGACCCGGTGCAAATCCCGCACCGTTACGATAGCCGGGTAAATATTGAGATTAGCGCATTTGTTACGGCGTGGATTGCGTGGGGTTCACGCAAACAGATAATCCAAAAGGCGGATTTTATCGACCGGGAAATTTTCAAGGGCGAACCGTATCATTACATTGTCGGCAACAACGTTGAACCCGGAGCCGCCCCGGAATGGAAGCAATACAAAGGCAGTAAAGAGAATTTTTACAGAACGTTTACATACGCCGATTTTCACGACCTTTGCGCCCGCTTGTTTGACGTATATAGTAAGTTTGAGAACATGGAAAAGGCATTGCAAGCGCAACCGGGCGGGCGTCCGTTGGAACAATTGCAACGTCTTTTCGGCGATGTTAAGGGCGTGCCGGATATGGAAACGAAAAGCGGTTGCAAACGCTTATGTATGTTTTTGCGTTGGATGTGCCGCCACGGTTCCCCGGTTGACTTTGGATTGTGGACGATTTGCGACCCCCGTAATTTAATCATTCCATTAGATACCCACGTACATAAACAGGCATTGCGGTTGGGGCTTGTAAAACGTCGGACGCCGGATTTGCAAACAGCCATTGAGATAACCGACCGTTTCGCCGAGATATTCCCGGACGACCCAACAAAGGGGGATTTTGCGTTGTTCGGTTATGGAGTGAATAACGGTAAGGTTGCACCCGTTACGACGGAACCGGAGCCGGAAAAAGAGCAACCAACCGCCGTGGCTGATTTGTCAATTGCCGACGTTCTGAAAATGCGGTTGTTTTATGACAACGCCGCCGCCGAGGTTCGGGAAATATGGGAAAGTCGGGAAAAAGCCCGCAAAGCATTGAAAGCAACCGAGCGTTTGAAAGCGCACCCAATCGACGGGTTGCACAATGCCGGATTGTTGGAGCCGGGCGAATTTGTTGTTGCATTTGCAAAAGTATTGGATAAGCGGGAAACGAAGTTATCACGGGCGGAACGGGACGTTATCCATACAATCGGAATGACAGCGTTTAATAAGACAATGAAAAAATTAATAGCCGATGAAAAAGCGAGAAATAACAGCAACGGGGACAATAAACAATAACGGCGGGTTGGCAATGTACATGGGGGAATTAAACGAGTTTTTCAAGGGTTGGAAAGGTTCCCGCATTATTGCCCGGTTTATTGTAGCGTCCCCCGGTTCGTCCGAGGCTTTGAAAGGGTATTATTTCAACTATGTTGTACCGACGTTTAAGCACGCAATTTGGGAGGCGGGCGAACGTCTTACAGAGGAACAAACCGAACGACGTTTGCGGGAATTTTCGCCGATTATGTACGTTGAACGGGTCAACGAAGAAACGGGGGTATATTCCCACGATTTGCGCACCGTGGCGGATTTGTCAAACGCCGAGTTAATCGAACATATCGAAACGCTCAAACAGATTGCCGCCGAGGAATACAATACGTATATTGACGACCCCCGCACGTTGTAGTATGTTTTGCAAGTGTAACGGAAAACGGAAAAATTACCCGTTGGCGGGGTGGGGGGGTATCCGCCCCCAATACACCCCAAAGCAATAAGTATCTCAGAACGACTTACCAAAATAATTCCCATACCGCAAGCTATCAGCAACAAGCAAATCATATAGATACGCCGTCCCAGCATCTGCACAATCTTGTTCAATACAAAGCCCGGCGCCATGATAGCAAGAAAGAATAACGAAATCAGGATGCCCGCCCGCCCACTGGACAATCCATATTCTTCCATCAAAAAAGGAAGATTAAAACTGACGATTATCACCAGATAAGTAGCCAGTCCGTAAAATGCCATAAGTTTAACCAGCGCCTTCACATCGATACCTCGCTTGCCCATCTCTTTTACAGTAGAGGCAGGTACGTCATCTTTGGGATGATAGCCGGACAAATCTTTCTTTAAATAACATGTAAGAAAGATGGATATAAACGGAAAAAGATAAACCAGAAAGGGCAAGTGCCAGTTCACTTCTGCCAGATAGCCGGTCAGTGTAGTGGCAAGTACTAATGTAATATTGGTAATAGCGGAACTATAGCCAAACTGCCTGGTACGATAACTACCGACAAAGTATCTGGATATCAACCCGGTGGACAAAGGAACAATCAATCCCGAACCAATGCCCAGCATGGCACTGATAGCTATCAGTTGCCACATTTTACCGGACAACAGGTAGAGTATGCCGCTTACTCCGAAAATAGTCAATCCCACTTGCAACAGCAACAGATTGTTCACCTTTTCGGTCAACTTACCCGATAACAAAATAAAAGGGATAATAAGAAGTGAAGGTAACGAGGAAAGCATCTGGATTTCCAAATCCGTGGCAGACGGAAAAATTTTGTTCAAATCCCCCAAGATGGGAGAAACTGCCAATCCCGGCAATGCATTTAATGCCGAAATAGAAAATATACCTATTAATGTAATAAGGGGAATTGTCCCCTGCCCTGTTTGTATTTTCATAATGAAATTGGTTTATATTATGATAAAAACAAAATGTAAAAGAATTGGTTCAATAATAAACTCCCTGCAAGTTACCATAAATTAAAAAACATAAAATCAAGGAACTTTTCATTACCCCTTATGTTGAGGGAGAAAAACGCGGGAAACTCCCACGTTCTTCATTGTATTACTAACCTAAACTTTAAGTAAAATGAAAGATTGTAATTGTGATTTGAGAGAAGGTGACGCAAAGACATCTGTGTTTGGCTCAAATGAAATGCTACAGCCTGCCCCGGTAGACACTATTCCGATGAACCCTACCACTCCGCAGATTGCCTATCAAATGGTAAAAGACGAAACATTTGCTCAGACCCAGCCACGTCTTAATCTGGCTACTTTCGTTACTACCTATATGGACGACTATGCCACCAAACTGATGAACGAAGCCATCAGCATCAACTACATTGATGAAACAGAATATCCTCGTATCGCAGTGATGAATGCCAAATGTATCAATATCATGGCTAATTTGTGGAATTCACCCGAACAGGCAAAATGGAAAACCG